CTTTCGGCAAGCCCTAACTCAAAACCTCGAGGACCCGGAGCAGGCAAGGTAGCTGTCAAACTCAGCTTGCCTTTTTCTCGCCATACTATTTTTAATTTCAATGCACTTTTCATATACTGTTCCAAGTACCGAGCGATTTGCACAAAGTTACTTTTGCCCAACTGTCTACCCGTGTTTAGTATTCTTCTTGTCATGACCACTTCATAGCAAACATAGAAGCATCTTGTTCATTTTGGAAATACCAAGCACGGCCATTTGGATCGCTCAAGTCACGGAATTTATTTTGACAGTGTTCCAAACACCAAGTGAGCTTGTCAGCAAAGTCGTCATCCTTGAGAACGATGCAGTGATAGGTTTCTAACAGTTGCATCAGTCGTTGATCTACCTTGAGATGCTCTTCTGCCTTTTGGGCTCGGAGTATTGTTGTAGTCGGGTCTGTGTCAAACACCATGTTTTAATAACCATTCCGTTAGAGCTGGTCCCATAAACTTGGCTCTTATCACGTACTTATACCCGAATGACACTGTATCTGCTTCTCTATACCAAGTGGGAGTATCGCAGGCATTCTTCATTACCCATTGTCCTTGTTCTGAATGTTCCCATTCGCTCAAAGGTTGAGCAGCATAGAGATCTGGATCCTCAACATCTCCCATTGTGAATTTATGCACTACCACTGTTTTAGCTTCTTCCACACGATCACCTATTAGGTTGTACTTCATTATCGGGGGCCCGTATTTTCTGTCTGGCCTGTACGTGTAGTACCTGTCCGCAAGATGTTGATTAATCTCTGATGTTCTATCCTGCGCATAGGGCCAGGCAATACTTTCTTTAACACGTCCCATATCACGTCCCACATTATACCCATCTCATTATGAACATCATCTTAGTATGTTCACTATCGAACTTTATAACCATTCCTATTCTTTCGCTGTCGTGGTTTTCTAACCAGTTGTCGATGGAAAATTCATTATCTGCATAATATTTGTAATCTGCTATAATAGCAGTTAAATCGGTGAACACGAATTTACCTATCATATATCTTTTAATACATCAAACGCATTGCCATACTCATAACCCTGTGGAGGCCATACCATTCTATTCCGTTCTCTACGATAAATCTTTTTTAACCAACACCAACGTCCGTGAATATCTCGCACTGGTTTCCAAGCAAACATGGGCTCCCAGGGCCCTTGAGGTCCTCTAAAATTAATTCCCATATTTTAATAAGAAAAAAGTAGCATCGTGATAGTCAGGAAAATCAATACACAAAACTTTGTTCATTCCATCGTAGACTAAATTTAATCCAGTTTCTTCTCTCCACCATGCACCCATCATACGAGGTGTAATAGGACTGTATCCGTATTTGTTGATGCACCTGCGATTGACATTTTCATAGGCGATTTTGTATTCGCCTTCAATTGGCATTAACATCCCCACCTCAATAAAAACATAGTAGCATCTTCAGATCTTCGAAAATAATATGTACTCTTGTAGTCTTTGTTTAAAAACTGTGCCAAAGAATCCTCACCTAACTTATACCAATCTCGATCAAAATCTCCAATATTAACGGCACACCAGTCAGCCACGTCTATCCAATCATGCTTGGTATAACATACATAAGGCCAGTCTGTTTCTCGAAATGTCATTTCCACCTCAAAGCAAACAGTACAGCATCTCCAGCATTCTCGAATAAAAAGTATCTACCTTCCCGATGATAACTGCTCTTGCAATTATTCTCTAACCAATATGTGATATCTATAGCGTGATGATTGTCTGTGAATCTATCAAGGTCAATCCTATGCCAACCAAATCTACACAAGACATCTGCCAGTATTTCGAAGTCCATAGCACTATGCATTTTATCTCCGAGTTCTTTAACGATTTGTTCTTGCATGTTCATAATCTACTTTCTAAGTCCTTTTCAAATACACCCCAACCGATACGACTCTTAGGAGTATTCTTGCGAGATTGTACACATAGATATCCATCTTCGTCTATGGTAACATCCCAGTTATAGTATTTTTCATTATACAGATAATCTCTAAGCTGGTAAAGAGTCATTGCAGGAAACTGAAGATTTAATTCTGTAGTAGACAACACTGATTTTTTACTTTTTAAAATGTCTATTAATTTGAGCTTTTCTAAATTTTCTTGATTTAAAGGAGTGAACTCTGCTCTATCATAAAGAACATATTGAGTCGCAAACCCCACTGACAAAGCATCTGCCTTGACTTTGTGAAAGTCATACTCTCTGATGATCACTTTACGGCGCAGAGTTCGTTTGGTCATTTTAATTTATTTCCCTGTGCTGAACCCCAACGTAATGTAAACATTGTGGCATCTTGTTCATCAGTGAATTGCCAGTATAAGGCAAAATAAGTTTCTGCTCGCCATATACCTCGACAGTTCTTTTCACACCACGAATTCATTAGATGTTTATTTTCTATGCTCACAGAGTCGAAGTTTACTCGATGGCTCCAAATTTCGCGAGCTCGAGTTAACATAACTTCGTCCAATGTAGCAGTTTTCAATTTGTTACCGAATCCAATCGCCATATTTCAACAAGAACATTGTACGTTTCTGTTCATCATAAAAGTCTAAGTGAACTGTGCGCTGATGTTTCTTGCCCGCAAAATATCCTTCCGCACCTTCATAGAGCCATTCCTCATCCGGGTCGCGAACTTTGGCATCCGCAAACTTAACCCATTCTTCATGATGTCGAGGTGTAAATCCCAATACATCACGCATTTTACCACGTGAAAGAACAACGCTGGGCTTTTCTCGCTTTTTAATTTCTTCTACGATATTTGCCCATTGATAGGTAGTTAGGATAACAGCTTTAGTCATAATCCTATCGCCATGTCAGTGTAAACAAGACTGCGTCACGTTCTTCACGAAAATAAAAATGAGTGTGACCAAACATGCTTTCTACACTCCATTTATTTTCACCAATATTTTTATTCCAGTGTCCGTAGCCGAACTTTCGTTGACACCAATCTATCATATCATTTTGTAAATGATAATGATCTCTGTCAAAACTGATTCGAATTAACTCCACGTTCTGTGAACTTCCGCTATCCATTCTGCACCATCATATTCTTGCACCAGCCAGTCAACATCGCCCGGAATTTCTACAATTTTTAAATTGGCATGAGCACCGTTAGCAGCCATACCTAACTCTCGTACCAACTGTACCAAGTAGGGATCGTCACGAGGAATATCTCTATCGCAGAAACTGGAGTCAGTGATACCAGCCAGTCTGCGGTATTCTTGCATAGCACGATTGCTCAGACCAAAGCCGCCGTAGCAGTCATTGATCACGATATACTGCACACCTTTGAGCTTGTTGATAAAGTCTTGCTTATCCACGATCTTTTTTCTTTAGTTTTTTCTGCGCTTTACGCACAGCTTCACGAGCCTCTTCTTGCGTAAAGTTTGTTGCAGGAAATGGAGGACTTTGAATTTCAGGGCGATCTAATAGATGTCTATGCTCTTCTATAAAATCTTTCAGAGCTTGTTCAACGAATTCATTGAAGGTCATGTCACGCTCGTGTGCCTGTTTCATTAATTCAAACAGATGATCGTCATCTAAACGCAAAGGTATATCAACACGAGTATCATAGTCCTCACCTACTACGATAGCCTGGGCTTTTTTAAGCCAATCTTCTTCTGTTTCGAGATCAACAAATTTGACACCGTCCCAGGCCTCGTCGGGATCAACTTGACGCATGTCTGCTTCGTTTTGATAGTCTTCAACACAGTCAGGGTGCATCAATCTATAAGCACGATTATTTTGATAATCAAATGCTTCTACCTGATACACAGTGTGAAATTTTGTATCGAATGTGATACTGAGGCTGTGACCGTCATGTTCACCATTCCAAGAGGTCAAGGTATAGGCATTAGGGCCAAAACAATCCCAACAGTAGTCACTGCCTTCTGTGATTTTGAAATCAACCACTTCCATAAAATCTTTAAGAGTAATCATAGCACAATCCTTCCAATTGCAGAAATAATCAAGTAGATGCCAAAAAAGGCTCCCATGACACTGATAAACCAATCTTTCAAATCGCTGTCTTTGATGCACATGCCCAAATTAACACCAGCGAAGAATATAGCCAATATGCCAAATATAAGATAAAACAGTACCATAGAGCTCCTTTCAATGATATACTATTATAGCATCATTCAGTGATTTTGTCAATCAGTTATCGACGATTTAACTCTGCCCAAACCAAATACTGTTTGAACGCTTCGTAGACTGTTCGAGCTTCTTGGTCATCTGCAGGAACTTTGACACCACGGACATAAAATCCATCCGGTGCTACTCGAAGCATTTCGGTGCCGCCGGCGATCATACTAAGGCTGTTAGTATGTAAAGGATTGAAGGAGATATTTGTGTCTAACAAGTATTCTGGTTGAGCAGGCTGATATAGTGTAGATGCCATTTATACCTCGAATGTAAAGTCGAAATTGAAATAAGGATTCTCTCCAGGATATCCGTGAGGATTACACATCACACGAGTATCTCCAATTTGATAATCAAAACAGTCGTGCATATGACCGTGTGTCCATGCTCGAATCTGAGGACGATCAAGAATGAATTCGCTCATATCAGACGAGTATCCGCCATTCATTAAAGTATCCTGTTTGTACTTTTCGTGTATGCTCAAAGGAGTAGGTGCATGATGTGAACATACAACTACCTTTTGATCTTTGAGTTCATCTATTACCAATTTAAAGTAATCACGAGTCTTGGTAAACTCCATAACTGTACGCATGGGCAAGAATTTACGGAAGCCTTCATTCTTGATACGGATTACACGGAAGTCTGTCATGCACTGTTCAAGATGATACAGAGTCATAGCATCACCTCGATTACAGTCAGTCCACATTGTTCCACCTACAAATGTAACATCGTCAATCTTTTTGGTATCACGATCGAGAACGTGAATGTTATAGATGTTTAGATAATTGAGTGTATCACGAATGTATTCGACGCTTTTGTCAAAATGTCCGTGATAGTGTTCGTGATTGCCCATGACATAGATCACGTGAGGAAATTGAAAACTCACACGCTGTAGGAAATCACGATAACGCATGGTGCGTTTGGCACGGCCGTGACCATCTGTGGGCAGATCGCCCCAAGCAAGATTTTCTGGTTGGTTACGCAGATCTTCTGCCACAAGGATATCACCAGACAGGATCAGCACGTCTGCGCCTGTGTTGTTTTTGATCATGACATCTGCGAATTCAAGATGCAGATCAGAAGCCAGCTGTATTTTCATTCAAGACCCTTGGGAATAATATATGTATATATTATAGCATCAGTTAAAAACTCTGTCAACATGTTAAATACACATATAAATTGGAGCGAAAAATGGGCGAGTTTTTCAAATTAGTAGCTGAATTGGGTTTTCCAATTGCGGCTGCATTAGCGGGCGGTTATTTCGTATTTCTAACACTTAAATTAGTTCTGGGCTCAGTTACCAGTGCTGTCAAAGGTATGAGCGGAATTATTACCATGTTAGACAATCGTGTAAAAACCATGAATCACGACGTAATCCGTATTGATACTATTGTGTCAAATGCTTTGGGTCTAAGACCCGATGCTGATCGTATTGCTCGTGCAGATGGTAAGAATGACGCAAGAAGGGATTAAAATTGTTATACTTAGATTATAATTGGGACTGTTCACCTAACGGCATTATCTTAGATGAAGAATTTAACACAGATAAGTTAGGGTGGAAAGGCGGAGACTATTTTAAATTGATCAACGTCAACGGCAGAGCCATGTTAATCAAAGAAGATGCATTGGTTAAATTTATCAAGGAAGGTATCAATGAGCAAACTAAGTGAATGGTATGACAGTTTAGATCCGCATACCAAAAAATATTTAGATCAGCAGCCTTTATGGCACGATAGAGATTTAGCCAAGGTAGCTGTGATTAGTTTTGTATTAGGCGTGATATTAGGCGTGGCCTTATAAGGAGAATATAATGGATGTAGTAGCACTGATTAACAAATATGGATTTCCTATCGTAGCTGCCGCTGGTATGGGCTACATGATATGGTATGTATGGACTTGGGCTACCAAGGAGATTAAACCTATTCTCAATGATGCCAACACAGTGCTTATCGCTCTTATTGATCGTATCCGTATGTTGGACAACGATCTAATTAGACTGACACAAAAAGTTAATACTGTTTTACATCTTCGCGGCAAGACCATTGAGTATGAACGAGTCGAAGCTGAAGCAGAAATCAACAAACAAGTTCTAAAGAAAACCGAAGAAACTAAGAAGTAATTATTTTCTACAGATATTAAACGACTTAAACCCGTTCAGGGTAAATCGGGAGATGAATTGATCTACATCATCTCCTTTCGAAATAATCCGCATAGGCAAATACCACCACTGTAAAAACCAATAGACGTTGTAGTCTATAAGTTTATTTACTGGTTGCTCTATAAGTTCCATCCCAATCTGTTGGCTTGCCTTCTGCCAATCGTTCTGCCATAGCATCATAGTACTTCTCCATTTGAGGATTGGCGGCCTTACAGCTTTTAATCAACTTCTCTGCGGCTGTCCAATTACCATCGTAATAAGACTTTAAGAACTTTCTGTGTTCATCTGTCTCTGTTTCTACTGTGTAAATTTTAACACCAACTTTCTTTCCTTTGACTGCGATACAATCAAGTTCGCATACTGGATACTCGTCTTTTACCTGCTCGGCAGTTTTCGGACCCAATACGATTTTAACCCCGTATGGTTTGGATTGACCCTCAAGCCTTGATGCCAAGTTAACCCCATCGCCCAAGCAAGTATAATCAAAACGCTGGTCACTGCCCATATTACCAACCACAACGGTAGCAGTATTAATGCCAAGACCCATTCCAAAGGCTGGTACTCCTTCTTTTGATATCTCTTCATTGAATGCATCTAAATCTCCTAACATTTCTAACGCTGTTTTTACAGCATTCTTAGCGTGATTAGCATCGTCGAGAGGTGCGTTCCAAAAAGCCATCTGTGCATCGCCGATGTACTTGTCTAAGGTGCCTTCGTTCTTGATAATCTTTGCTGTCATCGCTGTCATATAGCGATTCATGATCTGTGTGAGTCCTTGAACATTCTCTCCGTAATGTTCTGAAATTGAAGTAAAGCCTCTAACGTCTGTAAACATGATACTGAGCTCTCTGCTTTCGCCACCTAACTTTAGTAGTTCGGGATTCTTGGATAACTTCTCAACCATAGCAGGCGAAAGATATGTGCCAAACTGTTTCTTTATCTGTTGCTTTTGTAAGTATTCGCTGACAAACTTGACACCGTAGGCATGCAAAGCGACCAGTATTGTGCCACTGGCAAAGGCAGTAATATCGAATAAGAATAGGTAATGATTATAAGAATACCAGCTACCGACAATCCCGCCAGCAACAAGTATAAGCGTCGACGCCAATCCAACATATACATACCTCGTTAAAAATAACAACAATAATCCTGCAACTGCAATAGAAAGAATTTCTAAACCATCTGCATAATCAGGACGTTCTATGACTACATCGTTATACATAGTGCCTAACACAGCAGCCTGTACTTCATGTGGCCATACTGCGCCTCGCGATGTAGGCACTGGATTACCGAGTCCTGCGGCTGCAACTCCTACTATCACAACTGCACCTTGTAGATCTTTAGGTAAATCAGTTACTGACACAGAACGACTCTGTTGGCTCCAGTCAATCCATACTCTGCCTAATGCATCTGTGGTTATAGGACCAAAGGCAGGTATACGCATTTTTTCAACACCGCCTTCAAACAATTTGATTTGTGTAGTTGAATCTTTAGCAGTGACTCTAAGAGCTTCCATAGCTAAACTTGGATATACAACTCCGTCTACAGCCACTACCAACGGCATACGACGATTTACTCCGTCAACTTCTGGCAGTGTGTTTACCACTCCGGTTCCAGCAGCTTTGCGTTCTAATTCTGGAACGTTGGCTATGATTCCCTGATACTGCACAATCATTTCAGAATTCTCAGAACCTATTACAGCAGTGCTGGGCTTGCGAGGTTGATTTTTATTTCTATCTGCAGGTATGTGTGGGAGTATTACAGGAAATTCATTTAGTGTTGCTGCCAATGCTCCATCACCACCTTGTCGATCTTTCTCAGTCATTAAGACATTGAATACTACAAGTCCAGCACCACGTTTGTAGAGATCCTCTATAATGTCTGCATAAATCTGTCTGTTAAACGGCCATTGGCCATATTTGTCTAACGCTGACTCGTCTATGTTAACTGTGACAATGTTATTTTCTGTAGGTGTTTTGTTGACGATCAGTGTGTCAAAATATTTTAATCTTACACTTTCTACAAAGACAGGATCAGCAATTCTTATACTTAAAATAAGAGCTAATGTTATCAGTGCTGTCCAAGGACTTAATAGTATTTTTTTCAGCATAAAATATTTACCTAAAAAAAAGCCCGCCGAAGCGGGCTTATTATAGACTATGTTATTAGAATCTGTAAATCAATCTTGCTCCATATAGATTAGATGCACCTTGATTAGTCTGTAGTCTATCTGCACGAACACTGACAGTTAAATTGTCCTTGTCTTTGCTTAGTCCCACACCTAACTGTGTAACACCGTCAGTATAGTACAATGCCTGTGCATTAAATAAACCATATTTGGCTTCGGCACCAGCAGTAGCAAATCCATAATTTTGATTAACATTATTAATGGTGTTGCTGACAGTTACTCCAGGTAAAGGACTGATGTTAGCCGTGTAGCCAGGAGTATTACGATATCCGGCTGTGGCACCTACGATAGGACGAACAATACCTTTGGGATCCAATGCAGGTCCCACTGCTTTGAAGCTCACGCTGGTGTCATTGCCTGTGGTTTTACCTGTGACTGCTGGCAAGCTGGTATTAAATGCCTGTGTGGCCAATAGTCTGCTGTCACCTGATGTTGTAATCGCTACACTTGGAGTAGAACTGATGTTGTAATCAGTAATAGTGTGTTGAACTGTACCGCTGAGATCAAATCCCTTGACATCTTTTTTGGACAATGTTGCTCCAAGCTGTGTACCGTTAGCTCTAACAGAACTGCTGTTTCCGGATAAGTTAGTGATAATTTGATTTATTCCAAAGCCTAAATCCATGCCGCCTGCGATATCCTTGCTGTGTCCCACACCGATCAATGATGTATTTCCAGTATAACCGTCTCTGTTATGTGTATAGAAATTGTAGACCAGTGTACGACCAAATTCGGTATTTCTATTAATCATGCTCTGTAGTTGATTAACAGTCGCGACTTGATCTGTTCTTAATCCCACTGACACGGAATAGGCTGCATCACGAGCAATTTGATCATTAGTTACAACATTATAATCACCTGTGACTGTTGATGTTGTAGTAGTAGTTGCAGTTGTATCTGTGTAAGTACTGGTTGGTGCAAAGTCATTAGTAGTTACGGTAGTTGTAGTTCTATTATAGGTAAATCTTGTAGGAGTTGTAATAGTATACAATTCATTGGCTGTGATATTACCTGTAGCTGTTACTGTTAATGTCTTAGATCCTTGTGAAGATGCAATAGATCTTGTGTTTACTAAACTATTGTTGTCGATACCGTTTGACACCCAGACTGCATCACCAATAGCTGCCCAACTTGTAGCGATATCATTGTGTGTAATATCTATACCACGATAATAAGTTTCTGAAGCAGTTAAGGGTGTTGTTGCTGTTGTAGTTGAACTACCGTCGCTATATAATTGAACTATATTTCTTGGAGTAGTAGTGATTCTACCAAACTCTGTGGTAGTCAACGAATTATAATTTCTTGTTAGATAGTTACCAGCAACTACAGAACTGCTTAACACAATGCTGTCGCCGGCAGTGTCTGCAAATGTTGATGTACCGTTGACTGTTGTAGCAGGTCCGGATGGTGTAGGTGTCGATGGTGTCGAAGGCGAGCTGGCCGCTGTGGTTGCTGAGCCGACGTCTGTTAGTGTACCACCACCTGGAGCAGTTCCTGGCGTACCACCACCTGCACCTCCTGCCACAGCTGAACTGGCTGCACCGAAAGCACTGGGTCCAAAAATATAAGCATATGAAGCAGTGAGTGTGTCGCCTGCGTTAACGCTTTCAAATTTCCAACTAAGACCGATGGTGTCGTCACCGCGACCAAAGTTTGAACCATACTTGCTGGTTTGATAACCGTCGGCTTCAGAACTCCAACTGCTGATACCGGACCATACGTTGGTGTTAGCAGAATATATACCAAGTGCAAATCTTGAAACTAACGCTTCAGAGAAAGCCACATTACGCACAGGTATAGCTCCATATCCTAACACATTGTCTGTAACTGAACTATCCCCTGCGGCTGCACGAGCATCTGGATCAATAAATCTACCGAACCAAACTGTAGATGCTGCTGATCCTGCTGTGATCGATGAAGTTATATCTATATACTGCTGTCCTGCTGGTAGGCTGTATTGATTTCTTAATGCCCAAGAAGTTCCACCGTGACTCCATGTGCCCGTCCAGTCAGCACCTGTGGCGCTGGTCGTAGTTCCAGAGGTCCATCCTCCGCCTATCTGTGCCCCACCTGCGTTATTGTTTGTATAATTTGTGCCATCTATTTTTACTGAGAATCCGTCAAATGGTGATCCAGGTGTTAGATAGTCATAACCAGTATTCCAAGTTCCAGAACCTGCTGAGTTATATAATAGTCCAGGTGATGTGTTACCGCCAGATCCAAATGTACCTGTGGTTTGATTTACACCCGCTCTAATGTATTCATTCTGCAATATGGCATTCTGAGCATATGCAGACGCTGATAGTACGGCCGCAACTGCTACCGCAATAATTTTCTTTTTCATACCGATTTCGCTCCCGGTTTAGTAATAATATTTAGAGTGAATACACTCTGAGTTTAATGCGTGTATTATTGACTTTGTGTTACGGTAGTTGTGCAACCGCTGGGATTAGCACAACTTTGTTGGATACTGTAGGTTTGATTGTTTACACCTTGTTGATTGAGATTCACAGTGGCAGCCCCACCTGCATTAGTAAGACTTATAGTTGCTTTATGAGATCCTGTACCTTCCTGTATGACATTTAAACTATGACCATTGCCTGTTAGAGCAAAATCCAAGTAGTGTTGTCCACCGTCTTTCTGATTTACTGTTGCCGAATTTGAATTTCCGTTGACATTACCGAATAATATTTTTCCACCACTGCCCTGCTGTGTTAGATTAATAATATTGCTGTTACCAGAAATAGTATTTTCCATAAAATGCCCTTGGGCGGTATTACTGCCGTCTTTCTGTACCGTAGTTACGGTATTTGTGGAACCTGTGAGATTTAGCATTTGATAGTGATTATTGCTGTCTGCACCAGGATTAGTGCCATCACTGTTTCTTCCTTGATTTAGATTTAATGTATTGCTATTGCCATTTACACTTAATTCTAATAGATTACGTCCAGTGATACTGCCACTTTGTGTACCCTGTCTTACGGTTATTTCGTTAAGATTTCCCTGTATAGATGCTGCCTGTTGCCCAACACCTCGAACTTGATTATTTGAGCTCTGTTGACTGACAGTTATGGTATTATTATCGCCTACTTGATCTATAAAAATAGAATTGTTTGTTACGGCTGTTTGTCTTGTGTTAGCAGAATTTTTTCTTGTCTGTTGTTGAATCGTAATGCCCGATGTATACTGAGGTACAACTGGAGTCCAGTAAGTGCTTTGTGTGGCAAATACTGTGGTAGGCACTACTTGCCAGGTGCCATTGACTAACCATTGAAACACTATGGTCTGACCTCCTCCATTTTCGTAATACCAAACTGTAATAGGCACAGGACCTGTTCCTAATGTAATAGGAGTTCCTGTTCTAAAAGCATTACCGCTGTCTATCCAGCTGTCAATGACTACAGTATTATCTATAGTAACATGAATTCCGTCGTCAGCAGAACCTCCGAACTGATATGTTCCTGATGTGGGAATATTAATCCATCCAGTCCATTTTACAATAACTCTGTCAATTAATCCAGAGCCTAAAATATTATTACCGAACGATCCTGATGGATAGTTAATGTTTGCTGACACTCCTGTGCTTCTTACTGTGGGATTAGCCAGTGGATTTCTACTGGGGCTGGCTCCGGTGCCTGCATAAGTTTCATAGGTTAATCCTTGTACACCCTGTGCTCGAGCTAATTCTACCGTACAAGTCTGTACGCCCAACACTATCAGCATATAGATTATAAATGTAGAAAGTATTTTCATCGTTGAATTAAGTTGATTACGGTACCTGATCCAGAATTAATTCTATTTTTTACTTCCACAGCTCCTTGTGTCATATACACCGTAGAGTTTTGATTCTTAGGAGTGCTTATACACATTACATCGCTGCCGTTGTCTCTGCACAGTTCAACGATCAAATCGTCTACAAAAGCAGTGACTCCTGAAGTGGCCACATAGTCTGGTAGTAGTCCTGACTTGGTTTTACCTAAGAGATCTAATTGTGCAGCCAACTGTGCATTAACAAGATCTAACACATTGGCAAGGAAATCGCTGTCAAGAAAATTCTTGCTCAGTCTGTCTTGATATTGCTCTTTTTCTTCTTTGTCTAACACATTGATCAGTCCCTGTGCAGCAAGAAAATCTACATCAAGAGCACTTTTATTAAGACTTAATTTTTCGTTTTTATCTTCTCGTAGCTCTTTAGGAGGACTGACTATCAGCATATTATTAATAGCATCTTCTGTAAGACTAACAATCACTGGTTTCAAAGGTTTACTATCTCTGCTGTCAACTTTAGTAGCTTGAAAAGGTTGATCTAATACCACTCGACCCTCATCGCTTTCTACCCAGATCATTCCAGTCTTACAATCTCGTTCTATATCTTTGTAGTCTGCTGGGCAACTGGGCAGTAGAATAATAGTGCTGCGACCTAATTCATCCACCGTGGCAGTAAAATCTGTGCCTCGTACAGATATCGTTGCTGATGGTGTGTTTACTGCTATGCTCTGCGGTGAATTTTTGGCTATCTGTCCAGAAGCATAACGCACAGTGCCCATGGCCACTTTGACCGCAAGTTTGCCAGAACCCTTCTTGGGATCGTAGACAAAATCATCTATTACTAACCGACTATTTTCAGTTAGTTGTACTTTAGTCTTGTCTTCAAAGGTAATGCCAACCTTACCTTGCTGAGTCCTTATCGTGTCCATCATTTGCAGAGATGTGCCCTTCTGGCCTCGAATCATTTCCTTCTTTCTCTGTATCGACGGAGGTGCGTTTGCTTGATCGGTAATAGTCCCGATCGCGGCGATGCAGTTCTGCGATATACTCAGCAAGGGTGCGCATAGTACGACCATCCATAGTTTCATTGTCCACCTTAGTTATGTGTGTTTATACTAAATGTATTTCCTGATCCTGTGGTTTGGATATTCACAGTAGTATCAATAGTACCTCCCTGTTGCACAGTATAACTATTGCTGGAACCGTTGGCATTAATGGTCGTTGAGTGTCCAGTGACGCCGGCTGTTCCGCTTTGAGTTATATTAGCAGTATTAGAAGCTCCTGTGAAAGTCACTGCTACTGATCCTTTGTTGCTGGTTAGATTAGTAGTAACTGAGTTTCCAGTACCTCCGCTGGTATTGACAGTCTGAGTGGTTTCGTCAGCATTTACTGTGGTAGTAAATGATGCGTTACCTCCACTTTGATTTACTGTGGCTGTATTCTGGCTACCAAGTATATTAACGTTGGAAGTGTTTCCGCCTCCGCTCTGTGTGATACTTAGAGCAGTGCTGGCGTTAGTTCCAGTTCCTGAGTTATTTAAATTAATGGTACCAGTGTTGTTACCTCCTGACACATTATAAGTTACACTTGTAGGACTTGCGCCAGCAGCAGTGGTAGTATTCATACCCAAGTTTAATGTATTACCTGCACCAACTTGTGTAATGTCAACTGTGACACCGTCGCCAGTTATACGAGCAGGTGTTGTGTTACCAGTACCTACTCCCTGTATGCCTCTAACTCGATTGCCTGCACCGTCTTGTGTGACAGACACAGTAGCATTATCACCGGCTTGTTCGATGTAAATGCTGTTGTCAGTGGCCCACGCTTTTGATCCTACAAACATAACCGCTATGGCAGTGGCTATAATGTAGTGTTTCTTTTTCATTTTCCGCTCCTTGGTGCAGTCTGCACCTTAATGTTTCTTTTATGGATCCATCCCTCTTTTCCTTCAGTTCTAACTAAATGATATTCACCTTGACTTTGTAAAACTTCTACTTCAGTATCAGGTGCAACGCTAACTACTCGTTCACTGTTAGCACTTCTTGATTTACGCAGATTGCTCCAATCCACGACCTTGCCCACTACAATTTCTTTTTGTTCTTTTTGTTGTATGGGTTCGGATTTGACTTCTTCTTTTGTAGGAGGCACAGCTTCTACTTGAGGTTGAATCTGTGGCGCAGGAGTTGGATCATCTGATTTGAATTTCCATACACCTTTACGCTCTCCTTCTTTGATTAATTCTACCACAGCCATTTCTATAGCTGATTTTACAGCATAGGTTCCTGGCTCGTTTATGGTTAATCCTGCTTCTGCTTCAAATGCCTGTGTGCCTTTGTCAAAAAACTTAAACGCTGTCACTGAATCTGCAGAACTTAATATTGTTTTCTGCACAGTGACACTCATCAAAACTTTGCCAGTGTTAACACTCACCGCTCTTAAACTAATTGTAACAGTATCAGTTGACCACTGTGTCTGTTTGCCTATGCCGAATATTCTCTGTCCTATGCCCCCAGAGGAAGTGCTGCTGTCGTAACCAATAATACCGCCTTCTACGATCATACCTGCGAATTGCATGGGCAATAGCTGTCTGGCATTGTTACCTTCGTAGGCTTCACGCATCTGACGAATGATCAATCGCTCTTTGGTCAAATTGTCAATGCCTACTCGTTCTACTACTTCAAACCATTGTCCACGACCTACATCCTGTAGAGCTTTGATTAAAAATGTTTCTGCACCTTGTGTAACTGCCATGCTTAAACTGGCCACATTGCCCTGTGGTCTGCGCTGACCTGTTTTATCTTGAAAACTATACACAGCCACACTCACGGGCTTACCAGCGGCAGGTGGAGGAATAGCATCAAACTCTTTCTGCATCATGTTCTTGGTAACTTTAGGCATTGTTTCTGTCACACCGGTACTCTGGAGTACAGCACATCCTCCTAACATTGTTACTGCAAGAAGAGCTATAGCGGTCTTAATCATTTTAGAATTGGAAACTGCCTAACGGTATAGTAATTTGTGTTTGCGAACCTACAGTATCCGTCACAGTCAAATATATGGCAGAACTATCTCTATTCCAAAAAATTGTGTTACCTTCGAAGTTTAAAGTACCACTGGTAGCACCTCCACTGGCAAACATAGCTGTGGCCAGGTTTTGACTTATCTGTGCGTAGATTCTTGATTCCAAGTTGTTCATGAACTTGGCGATGTTGGTATTTTTAGCTTCGTTTTTAGCCTTTTCTAATTCAGCTTGAATTTTATCTTCTGCGGCTTTTCTACGAGTGGCTTCTTGATTCTCTATGGTAAGAACATGTGCTCCGTACCCTATACCACTAAAACTTGGGCTTTTGAATTGAAAGTCGTTCAAAGGAGCAGTAAATGCCAATGATGGCACGACTGATAATAATACTAATACTTTTTTCATACTATTCGCTCCCGGTACTCGGTATTAGTATTTAAGAGCGAATTTACTGAAGATTATGTGCTAATAAAATTAATCAGTGACTTTGAAACTTAGTCCTTGTTTGCTGGGCGTTGATGCTTCAGCTTTGGTCCACAAAGAAACATTACCATCTATTTTGCCAGGCCATAGTACTTTGGCAATTAGTTTTCCGCCCACTATTCTTGAGAATATCTGTACAAAGTTTTCATCAAGAATTTCTAATACAGCCTGTCTGAAGTCAGGAATTGGTGTATTTTTATTAAATGTTTCTACTAAATCTTTAGCTGCACAATAAAATAAAATTCCACCAGCTGTGGCTCTGGCTGCGATATTTCTCGATTTTAAAACATTATTATATTTTTTAGGTAATGGTCCTTTTCCTTTGATATTATTAGAAATCATAGTTAGGTCTTCATCGGTAAAAGGAACTAAGTTTTTATAAAGATCGGGAACTGTGTTAGGATAATATTGTTGTAAAAAATTCAAAGCATAAAAAGGTTGCATAATTGTAGACTTACTCTGCATGAGTCTAATAAAGTCGACACCGCTTCCAGGTTTTACCTTAGCGAGCATTCTTTCAGGAATTTTTAATCCGCTAAGAGATGGTGCTGCCCCAACTGCTGTTCCGCCTTTGCCACCTTTGCTGCTAATCATTATAGTATGACCAGTTTGATTATTTTGTACACCGTAACTATCTTGTATTTGAGAGTTTTGTGCTCCTGGAAAAATTACCATTAGGTTATTGAGATCAGCAGTGTTTAAAAATTTTAAAAATTCTGCCTTTTTTGGAAACTCTGCTGTATCATGAACCATTTGTAAAATTCCAAGATATTCTCCAGCATCTATAGCCATAACTTTCTGTGTTTTTTCATCGTATTCTTTGACTATAGGTACTGAGCCTGCAACTATATCCGAGGTCGCTTTTTTAATTGCAACTCCTAAGTTTCCTGCGCTATCTAATACTTTATTTGTCAGTACGACATTGTGTAAATTCTGTGCTGAAATAGCTTTATTTTGTGCTAATGCTTGTTTAATTTCGTCTTCAGCTGAAGTCTTTTTATCTACTTTAGGACCTGCTATGCCAATTCCAATCGGCTGTACATTGACTTTGGTTGTTGCTTGACCTTTAGCTGTTTGAAGATCTGCTTTTTCTAAATTACTTAATGGAATTTGTTTACCATCTTCTGTGTTTAATATGATACTTGGTACTGGAGCTTTGGGATTTTCTAATCTTGCTTTTACTGCCGCATCGACGATCGGCTTTAATCTCTTGAATTCTCCAGGTGCTGGAATGTATTGATTTCCTTCTGGATCTACGAACGGTGTTCGATCTTTAAGTTTTTGTAAAAAGGCTGCAGGTCTCCAATCCAAGTGTTTTGGTACAAATAAAACTCCTGGTTTCAGAGTTGCTTCGTGTAGTATTTCAAATGCTCGCATACGAATATTTATCGTATTTCAGGGAACAGGCAATCCTGTATAAACACCCTTACATCCTCTTCAGAAAGCCCTAAACTGACCATTACACGCGGTGTATGTGGGTTTTGCTTCTGATTTTGAGCATAATAATTCTGCTCAAATGTGGTATCTGCCGCAGTATTATTAGTTTCTGCTACTGTGTCTAAGTAGTGATCTATTGTAGTTCTTGCTAATGTAAAAATTTGATCTAATTCGTCTTGTTGCTGTACATTACCCGCAGCTACCATATGTTTGGTAAAAATACGCTGTGCCCAGTCCGGTAGTTCACGCTCTCTGCGCCATTCTAATTTCGACACTTCATTGCCAAACCATTCAATCATAGGATGAGCTGGATCGCCAGCGGGACTATAATCGTGAAAACAGCCGGTAATTTTATTCTTACCAGCTATAACATCAAAACCGTAAATTGGAGCAGGATTATGTATATGTGGGAAGATGCAACAATGCATCATCCAGAGTCCTTTAGTGCTTCGAGCATCAACGACATCAACGTGGGCCCGGCGGTACCTATCACCAGTCCATACACGATTAACCCAACCAGGCTGATTAAAACGAGCCATTCCAGGCTCGAAGGATTCGACTCCAGTTTTCTCAAACGACGTTTCGAGTAAATGCTGGATTTCAATTAGTGTGTCCCATACTTGGCTCATTGTTTAGCTCTCTCATGATTTTGATAGCCCATTCAAAAGCTACACGAGCTTCATCTCCAAGATCATCTGTAAGTTCTGCACGGATCTGTTCTTTGAGTTTTTCTGGGTCTTTGAATTTATAAAATCTACCTTGTCCCGGTACACGCTTGGCAATCATCTGGCCACCGTACAGGTCGCCCATATGTCTGCAATACAGATGTGCTTTAACAAGATGCTTACGTTCTGGATCATTTAGCAACTCTAATAGATAATTATGGTAAGCAATGGTGCTTGGTAACCATTTATAATTAGGATTGTCCTTGCCTGCTAACTCTATAAAATCTTGATAGATCGGCCAAGTTCTTTCAATGTCCGGCAAGTTGGCAAAGTTACCTTGTATCTTGTTACCCATTTCGATAGTTGGGTAAATTAAAACCATTTGATAAAGATAGTTGGCGTAATCTTCTACGCTGATATTACCGCTTAGTAATTTTCCTGCAAATTCTGTGCGTTCTGCATCTGCATGTAAATCTTTTGTAATTTCTCTTAGACTCATTCTTGTTCTACCTGTATGCGCAAAGGTGAACCGTTCTGTCTTGCTACACCTGTGGCTTCAATGCCTTTCTGTTCTGCAATTTCGAAAGGATAAATTCCTGCTATACCGCTGCCTGTTTCGTGAATTTCTAAAGTAATGTCTTTGGCTTTAGATTCTGTGTGTTTGAAGATTTTAGTCAGTAGTTCAATTACCAATTCCATAGGAGTTTGATCATCGTTTAAAAATACTACTTTCCAAAGTTTAGGTGGCTGTAATGATACTACCACTTTTTCTTCTACAGTTGGTGCTGTGGACATTATTCCTCCTATGTTAATTTTAAGGGAGAGTTTCCCCTCCCTTATATTATACTACTTAACTTCTACAATGTCAATGACTTTTGGTTTAGCAGATTCTGGAATGTTTCTAACCAATTTAACAGTTAGCATACCATTCTTGGTTTCTGCACCGATTACTTCGATGTGTTCAGCTAAAGGAAATTCCTTAGTGAACTCGCGAGTAGCCAATCCTCTGTAAACGTATTCTACGTTATCGCGAGAGTCTACTTCTCCGTACTGTCCTTTGATTACTAAAACATTATCTTCTACAGTAACAGAAATTTCATGCTTTTCAAAACCAGTTACTGCCAATTCAATTTCGTAATTGTTTTCACCAGTTTTGATAATATTGTGTGGTGGATAGTTATTAGACACGCTGTTGGCGTAACGACGTTCTAATTGATCAAACAATTGATCAAATCCAATTAAAGCTCTGTTAAAAGCATCTATTCTTGCAATTCCATTATTCATATTAATCTCCTTGTAAAGTAAGAATAATTAAGGCCCTATAAGGTACCTTATTTGACATCGTCTTTTTTCTCCGTAAAGGTAGCATCAACGACATCTTCTTGGGGAGCAGTTTCAGCACCCGCTGTGGCCTGCTCTTGAGCCAACTTAGCGTCCAACAATGCTTTCATTGCTGGATACACCTTGTTCAGTTCTTCGGTAATTTTTTCTGCATCATTACCTTTGGCAGCTTCTTCAACAGCAGCGATTACATCTTCAATTTCTTTCTTTTGTTCTGCTGTGATTTTATCACCGTGATCAGCAAGATCTTGTTTTACTTGATGAACTTGTGCTTCTGCAGAGTTACGTGCTTCAATTAATTCGCGAGCTTTTTTATCTGCTTCGGCGTTGGCCTCGGCTTCTTGAATCATCTTATCGATTTCTTCTTTGCTCAAACCACTGTCAGATTTGATAGTGATTTTATTTTCTTTGCCTGTGCCTTTGTCTTTGGCAGAAATATGCATGATACCGTTAGCATCAATATCAAAGGTAACTTCAATCTGTGGCTGACCACGACGTGCTGGTGCAATACCTTCGAGATTGAATTCGCCTAACAATTTATTGTGTTGGCAAAGTTCACGTTCACCTTGGAATACTTTGATAGTTACTGCAGGCTGATTGTCTTCTGCTGTAGAGAAAACCTGTTGTCCTTTAGTAGGAATAGTTGTATTCTTTTGAATGATCTTAGCCATCACCCCGCCCAGTGTTTCAATACCAAGGCTTAGAGGTGTAACGTCTAACAGTAGAACGTCTTTGCGATCACCACCAAGAACAGCACCTTGAATGGCAGCACCAACAGCAACGGCTTCGTCTGGGTTAACGTCTTTACGTGGTGCTTTGCCAAACAATTTTTCAACTGCTTCCTGCACCTTAGGCATACGTGTCTGTCCACCAACAAGAATAACTTCGTCGATGTCTGCGGCAGTAACACCTGCATCTTTGAGAGCAACACGGCAAGGTTCTAATGAACGTTGAATTAATTCATCTACCAAACTTTCGAGTTTAGCACGAGTAAGTTTGATGTTAAGATGTTTTGGACCAGATGCATCAGCAGTAACATAAGGTAGATTTACATCAGTTTGATTGCTATTAGAAAGTTCAATCTTTGCTTTTTCTGCAGCATCTTTTAAACGCTGTAGTGCTAACATATCTTTGGTTAGGTCTACACCATTTTCTTTCTTAAATTCTTCGCAGAGATAATCCATGATGCGCTGGTCAAAGTCTTCACCACCGAGGAATGTGTCACCATTAGTAGAAAGAACTTCGATTTGCTTGTCACCGTCGACGTTGGCGATTTCGATGATTGATACGTCAAATGTACCACCACCTAAGTCGTATACAGCAACTTTACGATCCTTTTTATCTTGCTTGTCAACACCATAGGCCAATGCAGCCGCTGTTGGTTCGTTGATAATACGCAGTACTTCTAATCCTGCAATTTGTCCTGCATCTTTGGTAGCTTGACGTTGTTGGTCATTGAAATAAGCAGGTACTGTGATGACTGCCTGTGTCACAGTTGTGCCAAGATAGTCTTCCGCAGTCTTCTTCATCTTACGAAGAACTTCAGCACTAATCTGTGGAGGGGCTAATTCTTTGTCTTGCGCTTTGACCCAAGCATCACCGTTCTTGGCTTCGATGATTTGATATGGCATTAGATCAATATCTTTTTGCACAGCTTTTTCTTTGAACTTACGTCCAATTAAACGCTTGGCTGCATAAACTGTATTTTTTGGATTAGTTACTGCTTGTCTTTTGGCACTCGCACCTACCAATACTTCGTCCTGAGTATAGGCTACAATAGAAGGAGTAGTTCTTGCACCTTCAGAATTTTCAATAACTTTGGGGGTTCCGTTTTCAATAACGGCTACGCATGAGTTTGTGGTACCTAAGTCGATACCGATGATCTTTGACATAGTCATCTCCTTGTTAAGTAAGATCTATTTGGGCCCTATGCCCTATAAACTGCCCATATTTGGTACAGCTTATGAAATTTATTTATCTCTGATTGGCCAGAGGTTGGAACATTTTTCCGTCTATACCGCTGGCGGAACGCAGAGTTCTGTAGACGTTTTGTACTCCTACAGCTTGATTCCAAGCATCTTCTAACGCATGGTGCGCCAGCACGGGCGGACGATTTGGATTAATACCAATATCAAAAATTGTACGGGTATCACGAACTTCCCAAAAACTCCATGGAATAGATTTGCCGATTTTACGGAAAACGTTTTCTAAAATAATAACGTCAAATCCTGCGCCATGACTCCAAACACGTTTTGCTCCTAAACAGAACTTACGCAATTCTGTCATAGCTTCTACAATGTCTACTCTGCCATCGGGACTAAAAGCCTCGTCTTGAGCAGCTTGGCTTTGCTTGCCCCACCATTCTATAGTATCCGGACTGACTGTGCAACCAATACGATCGCAACTATCAAGATCTACTTTAATGTAAAACTTTTGGCAAGCAGGCTCTGCTACATCATCTCCAAAAGGATCGAATTTAACAGCGCCAATTGTCAAAATGGTTGCGGAAGGGAGAACATCTAATGTCTCCAAATCAATCATCACATCAGTATTATTTGTCATACTACTATTATACTTTCTTTAGTAAGGTTTGTCAACTATTTTACAAACACATCGTTGATCTGTCTGTTAACTTTGATAAAGGTTGTACACTTTGATAATTGTTTAAGTGATGGTGCGCCAACGTAGGTACAAGTGCTACGCAAGCCACCTAACAAATCCAAAACAATAGGATTGATATCTCCTTTGTAAGGAACTTTAACTGTACGTCCTTCACTGCTACGATATTCAGCAACACCGCCATGATGTTTGTTCATTGCTGTGTCAGAACTCATGCCGTAGAATGTGACCATTCCATCTTCTACAGTGCCGCCTCCTTGATCAGTGCCAGCGAGCATTCCGCCCAGCATTACAAAGTCCGCACCAGCGCCGAAAGCCTTAGCAACATCACCAGGGCAAACACATCCGCCGTCAGCAATAATATGCCCACCAAGACCATGAGCGGCATCGGCACACTCAATAATAGCACTAAGCTGTGGGTAGCCCACACCAGTTTGAATACGAGTAGTACAAACGCTGCCAGGGCCAATACCCACTTTAATAATATCTGCGCCACGTAAAATTAACTCCTGTGTCATATCTGCGGTAACCACATTACCTGCAATGATTGTGTGTTGAGGAAACTGAGCTCTAACCTTAGCAACAAAGTCTCCAAAATGTTCTGAATAACCATTGGCAACATCGATACAGATAAAATTAACTTCTGGAACTGTGTTCACAATTCTCTGTAGTTTTTGAAAGTCTTTTTCGCCTGTACCTGTACTAACAGCAAAATAGTCAGTGTCAGCAGAACTTACAAGATCTAACACATCTTCTTCTGTGTATGATTTGACCAAACAAGTAAACAGATTATGTTTGCAAAGTGCTTCTGCTATTGCTAATGTGCCAACACCGTCCATATTACTGGCCATGACAGGAACTCCGGTCCATTCCTGTTTGCTGTGTTTAAATGTATATGTACGGTTTAGATCTACTTCTCTTCGACTACTTAGTGTAGATCTTTTGGGACGAATTAGCACATCTTTGAAGTCAAGTTTGACTTCGTCTTCGATACGCATTTTATGCCTTTCTTAGAATAGTTTCGGTGGAAGTTGTTGATCTCTTAGTTTCTTTGCCCAACGTGCTTTGGCAGCGCCTTTCTTACGCTTACGCTCAGTGGTAGGCTTTTCGTAAAACTCTTTCTTTCTTAGAGTGTCCAAAAGACCGCCTTCTTCAATTTTTTTCTTGAATCGACGTAGTGCTTGATTAATGTTTTCGTGTTCTTTGACAGTTATCGAACTGCCTTTAAATTTATTCTCAAATTTGTTCATGTTTTTTTGCAATTTTCTCCAGTAAAAAAATAATGTCGTCTGCTGTATATATAGCACGATCGTTGACCATATGTAAATCTTTTAGAGTGCCAAAATAATATGATTGGTGCTGTGCCGCTGTCCATCCTAAAATTATATCTAAACCAGGATCGGATGGACCGTTAGCATTGAATAAAATTAAATCGCATTTTGTTGTTTTGTCTAATAACCAATCAACTCTATTGCCCATTTTCCAAACATAGTTAATGATATTGTGCGGTAGATTAGTCTGCATCAATGCATTAGATACAATAGAACTTTGTTCTTCATCTAAGTGAACATGAAGGATTCTGATTCCTTGTAATAAAATGTCGTCTGGTGGAGTTACTACTAAGATTTTATCTGTCATTTTTTAGCGTCTTGAATTCGTTGCCAAATTGTACGCTCATTTTGTTCAGCATTTTGTTGATAGCCATCTTTGGTTTTTTTGATTTGTTGACCTTCTTGATTTTCCATCCAAGAAACTTCTTGTTGTTTTTCTATCTGTTCTTGTGCCCATTTGGCAGCTTCTATAGCAGCTTCTTGCTCTTCCGAATAATCTGCTTGAGGTTTAAGATAATCTTCCCAAGGCAAACGATCTATTTGTCCTTTTTCAAATAAACGTTTTTGAATTTTTAATGATTTATCAGGATTGTCGTGTTTCCATCGTTTCATTGCCTGTTTTTCAGTTTCTGGTGCTGTAGAAATAATAGCATCATCATCTTCATGTTCTTCTCCGATAGCTTTCTCGGCTTCAGCTATCATTTCGTTCCACTCATCTAAGGGAGACTTTTCATTAAATCCCTGTTCCTTTTTGATACCAAAATGTTCGGGTGCAGTCACAGCACCAGTAATATGTTTGAACATCCAGCCAGGAGGACTTGGATCGTCCGATTTTTTCTCTTCGACAGCATCCTCATCTAATTTCTTAAATGTTTCTTTGGCTTTTTCAAAGAACTCTTCAGCGTCGTCGCCTTCCTCATCTTCTTTTTTACCTTCACGTAACCATTGGAAAGAATATTGGCTGGCTAATAGCAATAGAACAGCCAACGGATCAAATACAAATATGATAATCATAATAACCCAGGTCACTGCTTTTTCTAAAAGATTAGCATCTGGATTGTCGCCGTAGATCAATTTAGCGATATACTTGATAGGTCCTACTTCTGCTTCAACTGCTCGTAGATCCTTAGCAATCGGAGCACGTTGCTCATTTAACTTTGCTATTTCTGTCTGTGCTTTAGCGATATCGTTTTGTAGATTTGTTCTTTCACGTTGTTGTGATCTACGCAAATTGGCAGCTTTGTCTGCACCTTGTTCGTTGGTGCTACGACTCATAGTCTGATCTACAGCGTCATCCATTTGACGCAGAGCTTTACGAGCCGCTTCAATATTGTCTTTTTGTGTTTTTATTTTCTCGTCAATGATAGCAACTTTATCTACAACATCGCCACTGACAAGATTTTGATCTAAGTGTGCTTTGGATAAAAATCCAAATATGCCCATAGAGGTAATGATCATAAGAACGACCACTGCTGTGGCAAGATACCACTTTAATCCTTGCGGTGCTCTATCCCAATTCTGTTTAAGCCAAACAGAAGCAACCAGTTTGCTTAACTCTAATACAATACCCATGATCATGATAGGTATTGCGGCAGCGGCAAATATCGCGATTAAACCTGCGACGGAATAATAGACAGCAACAGCGGATATACTCAATCCGCTGATTAGTGCGAGGTATGCGATTAGCTTGTCGCTCGAATATATTTTCATGAACAAATATTTATTCCCTTATCCAACGCCAATTTGTATGTGCATTATCAAAACAGGCTGTGGCCGACTGCGTTTTTTCCATACCATAGGCAATGGTCTGAATATGGATTCTACGACAATAACCGTTTCCATTGGGCCATGTCATTACTGGTACAGCAAATCCACTGGCATCATTTTTATACCAAGAAACTCGTTGACCATTTTCGGCCATCATCACTGCATGGGTAAGACTCTGATGATAGGATTCTTTTTGTTCCGAATCTAATCCCTTAAACCAACCAAAGGTAATGTCTACTAATCTGTTGGCAAATCCCCCAGAGCGATACTCAAAAAATTTAGGATTGTTTATGTCGTTGGCGTGTGCAGGATTAATAGCCAGCAACATTAACAATTTCCCAGCTACCATCAGGCTTCTGACAGCTGATACCTTTGCGTTGAACATCACGTCCTCCAAGATTCATCCAATAAGTAAATTCTCCGCAGTTAGGCGCCATACCGGATCTAACCTGGAACAGTTTTTTGATTTGATCGTCAGTACATTCGACCAAAGTTTGACTTTCAACCTTTTCGCCATTCTTAGTCAAAATAGTTTGACTGGTATGGCAGTACTGGGGTTTTTGTGCTACCTTCTTAGGAGCAGACGAACAACCTGTGAGAGCAATAATTACAAACAATGCTATGACTACTACCCACAGGTAATTCTTAGCTTTGTATGAGTCCATTACTGTGCTTTCTGTTTAGCTTCTGCCATCAATTGTTCAAAGGTAGACTTTTTCATTTCCAGACGAACATATGTGTAGTGACGTCCGTTCATTGTGAAGTGACCTTTTTCGCTCTTAACGTGCTTACGAATTGCAGTTTCTGAAACTTTGTAAGAAATCACAGTACGAGTAGTTTTCTTGTCGTCTTTGATGTCAATTACAGTTTCTGAATTAACTACACCGTTGATACGTTTAGCAAAGTTATTCATAGCGATAGCGTCCATTTGCTCTTCTGCGGCCTGTGCATAAGCACTTTCACCTGCGCCGCAGGCATAGACGTAATCTTCTTTCCACCAGAACCAACCCTTAACACCTTCTTGAGCACAATCTTTGTACCAAGATGGTTGTGCGTAAGTTTTACGATCTGGAATCTCTTTCATCGACGAACAGCCAGTAATGGCCGCTGCCAACATACCTACCAAAATTGCCTTTTTCATATTTGCCTTTCTGTGTGTAAATTGCTACAGTATTAATTATAACAGGACCCGAAGGTCCTGTCAACTCATTTTCTAACCAATTTTACTTGAAGAAGATCAGAGCCATTAATGTGGCCTGGATAATGAATCCAAACCCGATTGTAACTACATTGAGCATGTCTTTTTGGACAGCGGCTTTGACAAACAACAGAGTCAAACCTGCCCAAACTAACAGAACCAAATCTACTCCGGGCAGTCTGTCTGTTAGTCCTGCCATCACAGCCAAAAGACTGGGAATAGTTGATGCGTGTAGTACAACATTAGCCAACCATCCAAATGTCTCGGATGATACGACAGTGAATTTTTCACCAACGAATTTTTTAAATTTGATTAAATCAAAGTCCAGCATGTTGAGTACCTTTCTGTTTTGGTTTGTAAAAAATGTGATTGCCAATTTTGCCTATTTTTTCCAACGGCCATTGTGGGTTGACATAGGTGGCATGATAATAGAGAGCATCTTTGAGAACATCCAATCTAAATCCTTCCAAAAGAACTTTCTTTGCAATTTCATAACTTTCATTGTAGGCCTCCTTACCAACAGGTCTGTTTTTATGTACTGCGTCACATGCCCATGAGAACTGACATACAACTCTTTCCATAACAACATTTTTTTGATATACAACACCGCAGACATCTTTACCAAAATTACCTTTGGCGACTCGGTTCATTGTGACCTGAGCCACAGCTACTTTACCTTCGAAGGGCTCATAACCTGCTTCACGGTAGATATTGATAGCCAAGCATTCTAATTGTTGTTCACGAGTTTTAATCGAAACAACATCTTGACTATAGTAACCATTTTTCTCTTTAAGAGTCTGAAACTTTGTGGTGGTAATAGTTTGAACCAACACGACTACTGCTACAAATCCTAAAATATAGGACGCTAATTTAATCGACTTTTCCATAAGTCCTCCTTTCATTTGGTGTCGTCTTTCGTATCGATATTTTGATACTATCTACGACATTACATTAAGGGAGTTAACTTCACGAGGCTCTTGAAAGAACCCTGGGTTCGTGTAGTTGTCTCCATCAGCAATACAATCTCATAACTCGTACTGCCTTTGGCGAACTTGACCGCCCGAATCTCACGGGTTTCTCATAGGCCAAGACTCGCGGGTCCTTTTCTGCTTGTGACATACTTTGAACCAACTATCTTAGTTTCTTTGCGAAACGTAGTTATATATATCATGTATCAGTAATTATACTATAAAAATAGGCAATTATCGACGCATTTTGGATATCTCGACGGCTTCTTCGTCCGAAAAGATAGGAACTGCATTACTTTTGTGCATGGTACCGATACCCTTGATCTTGTCACCTGTGTAAACTTTATCTGGTGCTTTGGTACAAGGTCCAGCAGTAAACGGCAAGCTGGAAATTTTGGGTGTTTCTCTACGATAAGTCTCTACTTTTGGTCCGGTGTATGTGCCAGATTCGAGAGCTCGTTTACGTTTCTTTTCTTCTGCTTCGATGCCCCAACGCTTTTGGAGCTCTTTCCAAGACTCTTCCAAAAATTCAGCTTTGCGTTTGGCTTCAGCAGATGCCCACTTCTTCTTGCCTTTCTTTTTGCCTGTGGTTGATAGCCAAGGGCCTTCCAAATGCATGGTCATACACATCTCCGTAATTCTTACTGAGCATATAGTATAACATCTTTGTATAAAAAGTCAAGAAAAAACCCGCCATATAGACGGGTTAATTCGTATTACGTTTGCTTATCGATTCATTACATAAGCAGTGATTTCCATTCCAAAACGCATTTCAGTTGCTTCTGGTTTAGTCCACATAATGTTTCTCCTTTTGATAAAACATACTCGAGTAGTACAAGTATGTATCAATATTATAAGGCCAAACCACCATTCAAAACATACTGAAAATCATTAAAGATTCATCAAGAATTTAACACTCTGGATACTGCTGTGATTACAGCGGCAATTCGGCCAATGTCACGAAGTTGTTCTACTGTGTAGCCTTCCTTCTTTAATGTTTCGTAATGCGACTTTACACAGAAGTGGCACTTGCCCACAATACTGGCAGAAAGTGAGTACGCTTCAAATCGTGCTTTGGTTGTGCCGCCGTGTGTTGAAATGGCATTCATACGTAACTGAGCTGGTAAGCCTGTTAGATTGGCATCGTCTGCCATTTCAACATAGGGATACCAAACATTGTTCATAGCCATTAGACTTGCGGCTGTGATTGCGGCTTCAGCTTCTTTCTGATCTGCCATCTGACTTTGCATCCAAGTCCACAATTTTGGGTTACCTGTGGCAAAGGCTGCTGCCAGAGCTACAGCTTCAGCTTCTTCTGGTGCTAAAGTCGAACGCTTGACTACTGCATCGATATTAAGACGTGTGTCCTTGGCATAGTCAGGAATAGTATCTTTAAGTTGATCTACCCATGCTGTCATTTTTTATCTCCTGTCTGTGAGTTACATGATGGACAATGCCATCTTTTTAAATATGCAAATTGTTCTTGAAAACTCATTTTATCACTCCTAAAATATTTTATATAAAATTATTACTTGTAAGGTGATGATAACGACCGGTGCTACAGTACGTAGCAACTCCAACCGATAATGGTATCTCTTTATCTTTTGTTCGAGTTTATCACCGGTCATCATTTACCTCTTAAAGTGTCTCGCCACCAACGGTGCGGTTACATGCACATAGTTCACCAGTTTGTAGCGCATCGAGAACACGCAATGTTTCTTCTGGTGAGCGACCTACGTTCAAGTTGTTCACAGTAACGTGTTGGATAACGTTGTCTGGGTCAACGATGAATGTTGCACGAAGTGCGGCACCTGCTGGAGCATAGAATACACCCAACTGATTGATTAGGCTTAGGTCGCCACGCTGTGTGTCAGCGAACTGAACATGCTTGATCTTCTTGAGATCTTCGTGAGCGGCTTGCCATGCAAGTTTACAGAACTCATTGTCTGTACTACCAGTCAGCAATACAGCATCACGATCAGCAAAGTCGCTGTGTAGTTTATCATAGGCTACAATTTCTGTAGGACATACGAATGTGAAGTCCTTTGGATAGTAAACGATTACTTTCCACTTGCCTGCATATGACTCGTCTGTAATGGTAAAGAAGTCATCTTTACCTGGATTAACGCCTGTTACGGCAAATTTTTCTAACTTATCACCAACTGTTTTCATATCATTCTCCTTGTGTGTGTTTGAAAACTATTAGAACTTTATGTTCTATGTAACTATTATATAATTTAATTATCCTATTAATCAAGCAATTTTAATAGATTTTGCCTAATATTTTTTAATAAGCGTCATAGAAAAAATTAATAACGATTTGAAATAATAAAAGGGCCATTAGGCCCTCTTACCTAATCCATTCTGTATTAGAATGAATATTTTAGACCAGCGGTCAAGATGTTACCATCGTATGCTTTGGTAATGTTATTACCTTTTTGGTATGCATAGTCAGCAACAATATTAACTTTCTTAGTTACTGGATAAGCAATACCAGCACCTACAAAACCTGCACCACCATTGCTGGCACGTGAGCTTTGTGGATCAAGATAAGCAAAGCCTACACGAACGTTAGTTTGTACAGGACCTAACTTAACAACATCATAGCTACCAGAAACGGTGTAACGGTTAACGTCAATCGCTTGAGTAGTGCTACGATCAAATGTACCTTGTACACCAAACTTGCCAAACTTTTCGCCAACGGAAACGCCGACTAAGTTTTGTTCTGATCCCATGTTACGACCACCGTAAACACCAAGGTCTACAGCAGATGCAACACCTGCGGATAGAGTTAATGCTAATGCTAAAATTGCTTTTTTCATTTTTACTTTCCTTTTAAACAATGGCCATACTGCTGGCCATTCTGTATTATATAGTGTTTTCACTGATGATGTCAAATATTTTCATTCCAAAAAGAAACCCGCCGAAGCGGGTTCTGTTATTTTGGGTTATAAGGTATAACTACCCCAGACTCGCAGTTTCTTAGGCTGCTACAGCAACACGACCGCCTACAGTATTACCTGTGAAGCTTAGTGCGCTAAAGTCAAATGCGTTTTCTTCTGCATTTATAAATTTGCTTGATTAACGGTCATCGCCTACCGTGTTGCCTCTTTCGCTATCTCGCCATGTCGAAACCTTGTCATCCCCATCAGAAGTGTCCTGTTGTTCACAGGTCGGGAATTCCAATCCTCTGGCGTTTGTTACGCCATACATATCACCCTAAACAAACACTTCTGGTGGAGATGCCGGGAATCGAACCCGGGTCCACAACGCCTTCACTACAAAGGAATTACAACAATACAGTTATTTAACTACCTTTTTGACTTGCTGTCAAGATCTTTGAATGCAAAATCATATTCTCAGTTGTTAATTTGGTAATCGTAGCTAACATTATTAATCGATCAGCATCGGAGATTTCTTCTTTGTCAAACATTTCCAAAACACTGGCACCGATCATTTTCATAGCTTCCTCTTGACCTTTCTTAAATACTCCCCAGTCAAAGGGATCTCCCTCTTCGTGTGCAAATGCAATGTCAATTAATTGTTCTAATGTTATTTTAGCCATCCTATCCTCTTGCCTTGTTCTTTGCGACGATCATGTTCTTCAACTGAATTAGGATATCTCCAAGCCCACACAGCAACCAAAGCCATGAATACTGCTGTGCTGATAATACCTATAGGTTTAACTCCGCCAGTATACATTAATATCAAACTTAATGACATCATGGCCAACATAAGATATCTAAGTTTCTGTGGAAATACTCGTTTCTGGCTCCAGTTAGTTAAGAACGGTCCGAAAATCTTGTGATTATAGATCCAACGATGCATGCGTTCACTGCCTTTGCTAAAACAATAAGCAGAAAACACAATGAAAGGTGAATAAGGAATACCAGGAGTAACTACTCCGATATAAGCCATTCCTAAACTAATAAAACCTAAAATGTTCCAAAATAATTTTTTAATTTTCATGCGGCAACTATCCTATTTGGTACTGCACCGACAATGATGTCTTGATGCAGGTTTGGAGTAAACTTACCTCCGGCCGCTCCATTAAGTGTGGCCAACGTACTGGCGATGCCCTTATTTTGACGCACACTGGTTCCGCCATAAGGTAATCCTGGGATAGCATAACTGCAATGTATCCAAACAGTTTTATTTGGCAGATATTCTAATAATAATTGATCGTATGATAAATTTTTACTCATCCACACCGCGATGTCGTAATAATCATGTGCAGACACTCCCCTAAACTGAAAGTCTGCGGCTTGACCTGTTCCGTGTTGTCCGCCGCCTACACTGGCGCCGTCACGGAATGAATTTGTAATAAAGGCCTTGGGATACTGTCTCTTAAGAGGTTCCCAAACATTTATAGCTAAAGCAGCTAAGTTGCTGGCAATTTGATTTCCTGTAATTCCAGGATTGCCTGCTCTAAGTTTTTCAATAGTCCTGGGGAATGTAACCTTGCTGATCATATCAGCTATGGTAGTTCCGTTAGGTGTTAGCACTGTGGTAAGATCAAGATCGCCTGCGATGTTTCCTGACTCTGTACCTGCTTTAACAGCCGACGGCTTTACACCTTCGCCTGCTGGTTTAGGAGTAGTCGTTAACGTTTGATATTCTTGTTGAGTAATTCGACCTTCTGCTAAGAATCGATCTGCCTCGGCTTTACCTGCAGTATTATCTGGATCACCTTCTACGTTTTGTACAGCATCAACTATACTCACTCGAGGTACAGATGGAGCTGCAAAACTACCTGCAGTGTTAGCAGCATTATATAAAGCAATTACAACACCGTTAGCATAAACGTTGCTGCTGTCGTATACTGGTTCAACTCTACCATCTGGACCAAATCTCAGTCCAGTGATCGCAGTATACGGGTGTGTATGTGGTACCGGATTACGAGGTAACGGACCGTCCGGCGAATTAGCCGGAGACGGTGATGGATTAATTGTTGGAGTAGTCATACTACTATTTAAGCCAGCGTAATCCCTGTAGTTGACTGGATAAACTGGTTAGCAAACTCTTTATCTGTAGCTTCAGCAAGAGTTACTGTGGTTTTTTGTAAACGAACTTCTTTGTCAGGACTTACCGTAAACAAATAAGGCATTAATCCGGGTCCTTTTGGGCCCATACCAATTACCATAGGTCTTGATAATTTATAATGTGTAGCAGTTTCTTCTACAAGTTTAGCTACAATTTCTTCTCCGCTGGTTAGTTTTAAAGTAATAACTTCACCTGCGCTGACGCCTTTATCTATTAACATACTATACCTTTGCGAAATATGCTTTTAATTCTGTAAATCCACCAATCAGTTTATCATCTAAAAAAATCTGTGGTACTGTTCTCGCTCCTGGTACTGCTTCTAATAACTGCTCTTTGGTATATCCTTCACCAATCTTGCGCTCTTCAAATTCAATACCTTTTTGTGTTAGTAGTGCTTTTGCTTGATCGCAATATGGGCAGCAAATCTTTGACCATACTAATGCTTTCATTTTGTTCCTTTATTATTAACCTGTATAGACCACTGCGCCTGATTTATCTGTAACTCGAACCATAAGCATGCCTTTGTTTTTATATTGTAAGGCAGCAGCCATGGCAGACTGCTCATTGCCATAATGACCTATGGTTGTCCAAGATTCGTAGGGCGAGGATCTTTTGAATTGTGCTTTATACATAGTTTATTATATAGCTGGCAGCGCATCGTAGTCAAGATTTTCTGACATCACACCGATAACATAGTTGGTAGATTCATTTTCTTGTAATGCTGTCTGTTTCTTTGATGTGTCGCTATGCTTATTAAACCAAGGAATTGGTGTACTCTTAGGAGCATGATCCCAATACTTGATCCCAATATCTTTTAGAGCGTGAGCAGCGGTATAATCTACAAATTCTTTTAGAATATTTGCATTAAGTCCAATAACAGGACCTTTCTTGAATAGATAGTCAGCCCAGGCTTTTTCTTCAGCTATAACATCTTTGTAAATTTGTAAAACTTCTGCTTGACATTCTTCAGCGGCTTTGGCAAACCGAGGGTCTTCTTTGACCACTTGATTAATAATCCAAGCAGTCCAGCTTTTATGTAGTAATTCGTCTTGTAGAATTAAACTGATAATGTTGCCGTTGCCAATAAAGATCTTGTTCTCTACCATTGCCAAACTTGTAGCGAATGATACCATAAATCGGAAAGCTTCTAAGGCATAACTTGCGTTCAATGCTAACCAAATCGACTTGATGTGTTCTTGTTCAGGAAACTTTTCAAGTAACTCTTTGCGACAATTGATCATATGTAAACGATCGTAGTAAGCACCAACACTTGATGCCATGTCAACAATCTCTTGCGTATCGTGGATAGTGTTAAACACTTCCTT